GGCCGTCGCCGGCACCGGTGTCCCGGTCATGTAGGGATTGACCTTGCACGTCCCGGTCTTGCGTTCCTGCGCCAGCGCGATCGTCACGCTCCCGTCGAGCATCGACGGGCTGATTGCCGACAGTGCCGACGGCGCCAGATAGACCGGCAGCACCAGCGAACCATCAACAATGGCAGCGGTTTGCGTCGAGCCCTGGTCGCGCAGCGTGTCGTCAAGGAATGGGTCCGAGATGATCGACTTCTTGATTGACGAATCACGGAACTGCGCGGAGAAGTTGAGCCGGTCCTGCGCGGTCAGCATGAGCAGGCGGTCGAGCTTCCCTTGGATCTGGGAAAGCGTCTCCATGGAGACCATGGTCACGCCGGTCTGGACGATCGTCCGGCGGGCGTCCCAGGTCTGGTAAATCTTCGCCAACGGCAAGAGGGTCGGCGGAATTCTTGGCGGCCACGGTGTCACCGGCGCCGGGACACCGCGAACGAACTGCACCAGGCCGTCCTTGTCGATGCAGATCGTATCAACGCGCGGCAGCAGCCACACGTAATCGATCAGGATGCTTCCGCTCCCGGCTGTCGCGCCTGACACCGTCACGGAGGTGGCGGTATAGGAATCAGGGGCACCCGACCAGAAGTAGACATAGGTCACCGAATACGTGCTGCCGGTCGTCGGCTCGGCCCCACTGGGGCTCCAGTTCAGGCTGGTACCGCTGAATGTGAAGTCCGCCGGCGAGTGATACGTTGTGGCGCCTTGCGTGACGCTGGTAATCGACTCGATCGTGGCATCCGGCAGCGTATCGATGCCGCCAGCGGATCCGCCTCGAGTCACGGTAACCGTTCGGGTCTTTCGCAAATGAACCGCGGTGACGCTCACAACCGGGAACCTGTTGGTCGTCACCGTCTCGGTGCCGCCGACCGACGTATGCGGTTCAACCGATACCGCCTGCTGATCAGGCACCGGCATGAACGTTGCCCGGATGGATGCAGCCAGGTTGATCGGGAAGCCAAGTACCCTGGCCCGGCCTTCCGCGATTGAATAGGTTTGCGTTTGTGCAAGGGTCGGCGCTTCGCCAGCCGTGACGGTGCAGCCATTAACGATGTAGTTACTGCCAGACGAGTCGATGTCGTACTTGGCGATGGCCTGGGTGATCGAGTCGGCCTGCGGCGGCGGTTCCTTCGGGCGGAGTACGCCGTCATCCATCGTGTAGATCGGGAAGTAAGCGTCAGTCGAGACCGCCCCGCTCCACGACCAGTACGGGGCGACCTTCATGCGCCCGGCCCCCGCCTCGCCAGATCCACGCAGGCCCACGGCCGGGTTGTTCAGGGTCGGGTCGTCAATCTCGGTAACAGCACTCACGGCCACGCGGACACCGACCGACACGGTGCCGGACATCGAGATATCGATCACATTGGCAGACGGGACATCGCGGACCGCCCCGGCGACGTAGATTCGTGCCGCGTCGCACTGCGCCGATGCAGATAGCTTCGTGAGCGTAATCGCCCCACCAGAGACGATATCGCCATCGGCGAACAAGGCATCGGATACCGATGTTGAGCGCCATTCTGCTATGCGCTGGATCTCGTTGAACTCGGCGCCTTGCATGGCCTGGCCATCACGAATCATGACCCGCTCGAATTGCTTGGCCTTATCAAAACGGTCCTGATACCGCGGCAGCGCCGGCGTTGCTGGGACGGTCACTGGAGCACCCCGCTAAGATCGATGACAAACTCAAACCACTGCGTCAGCCCGGACGTGCGCGTAATGGCGACGAACCGATTGCCGGCGAACATCACCCCCGGGGTCAAGACGTCGGCCGGAAGGAAGTAGTGCTGAGAAGAAGGAACGGACGATTGCAGCGCTACGCCCAGGAGGTACCCGACTTCGCGGATCTGCGGCCCCGGAGAATCCTCCACATGGAACCCGGTCTTGAGGTACAGGAACGGGGTCGGCGTGTCGGTCAGCAACCACTTGCCTGATGCGTTGTTCGCGCTGGGCGGAAGAATGATGTCGCCGCTGGTATTCGGCGTGCAGAAGCGTTGCGTATCGACCCGACGGCGCCCCAACTCGTTGCGCAGCGCCGTATCCGACCAGGCCAGAGGGACAGGGAGAGAATCCCACGACGTGTCGCCGCTACCCCAGGCGCAATAGATCGGCGCCCCAAGCATGGCGATGGCCAGTGATTTTGCTATCCCGTTGGTTGGACCCGCCACTGCACTGCCTCCCCGTCACGTATTGACAGGGAGTTTGGCGTCACGACTCCGAGTGAGCCGCCACCGAGACGCCGGCGCCGCCATGCAAGATGATCGCGCACGGTGGGGGGGTTTCGCCAGCATGAACAAGAAGCGCCCCGGCCGCCCGCGTCCTGTTGATGATGGTGAGCGCGCGAGCAACGTCTGACAGCCTATCGTGGTTGTACCAGATCGGCTGAAGGACGCCCCAGGTCCAGAAGTTGGCATCGTAGAGGTGCCAGCGATCGTCGCACTGGGTACCATCGTCGAACCTGGCGACGTCCTGCCACGGTTCGCGGACACGGCAATAGACGCCGATGTCCTCGCTGACAGCCTGCTCAACGCCCAGCGCGTTGCTGCGCGGCCGAATCGTGTCCCGAACGATCATCGGCCAATATTCGCTGTCCGAACTGGGCTCCTGACCAATACCCCACCGCCTGTTCGCGGTGCGCCAGGTCAGAGTGGTGCTCCAGGTAAAGGATTGTGATCGCCAGCGACTCTGCCGGACAACCCCGAACTTGCTTCCCCACAGGTCAAGCCACTCACCAGAGGCCGAGTGGAGATAGGCTTCGAGCATTGCAGCGTCGATAGCAGTATTGGCGTCTTCGCACCCCAGCGCGAGAGCGTCCATCAGCGCCCATAGGGGAGCCGAGTAGATGTAGAGGTGGTCTCCGTTCGACTCCGCCTGGCTGCCACTGCCATCAACGATCATGTCGGCCGGGAAGTGGCTCACGCCGTCGAGCAGCGTCACGGTGCACGCAGCAGCCTCGAGCGCGGCCTTCAGCGTCAGAATCGTGAACTGCCGAAGATCGTAGGTTCCTATCGCCTGGCCACTGCTCCCCGTTACCGTCAGGGTCCGATCCGCGACAACCCATTTGGCGATCAGGGAGTGTTGAACTCTGAGAGCCAGGACCGGCGCGGAGTCCGCGTCAAAGTACCGCGGAAGATGGGAGAGTAGTTTGGCGAGCATCGCTTACACCAAGGGAGTCAGGTTCAAGTATCCGAGGCGAAGCGCCTCGTAGAGCTCGCAGCGCACGTTCGTGCTTGTGTCGTAGATCACCTGATGCACGTCGGGAAGGCCCAGGACTGCATCGACAAGCGAATTGGCTTGAACGATGTCCCCCGGAGAGGCCGCGAACAGTGCGCCATCGAGGATGTTCCGGACCGACAGCAGGAAGGCGGAATCAATCGTGCTCTCAACGGAGTAGAACGACACCCGCATGCCGATATCGACCGTGGTAATTTGCATCGGCTTCACCGTCACCTCCGTTCCGGCCGATCGATAGCCCGGGGTCCAGGTAAAGTCTGTCGATGTCGGCGACTTGCCGTCGATGATGGACTGAGCAGCCGTGACCAGTTCCGTCGTCGGCTCGCCTGCAGACCCCAGGATATAGACGTCGACCCGACCAGCGCCCTCATCGATGCCGATGCGCGTCACGTATTCCGCGATGTCTCCACCGGTACCAAGCACCGTCGCAGAGGATGCGGCATAGTTGATCGCCCAGACGGTGCCACGCGATAGGGAGCCGACATAGGACAGAAACCGGACCTTGCGCTCTTCGTCCGACTCGGCCTCCTTGCCGCCGACGATGGGGTCGAGATTCACGACCGCGTTGATCTGATCCAGATAGCCGGAAAGTGACGTGATGACGCCCGCCGGCGCGTTGCCATTCACCCCCGAGTATTCAGCGAGCACCCGCACATCGACGTGGTTGGCGCCCGCCGCGATGCTGGCCGCCTCGGTGGTCAGGTAACGGACGCGCGTGTCGGGCCGCTGCACCACCGTGCCGATCGGGATTGCCACCGGCGACACAACTAGCGTCGGCGTGGAGAATCGCACCTTTCCGCCGGCGTAGGCCGCCGGCAGCGCGTCGAAATTGAAGGCGTGATAGATCGCCGTCGGGATGGCCTCTAGCAGGCCGTACAGCACCCGCTGGTAGAACTCGTCAAGCTCGATCGCTGGGGCCTCAATAAGCGTCCGGACGACCGATCCGATGTGGAAGTCGGTTATGGCCGACTGGCTCGACCGAATCCGGTTGATGGCCGAAGC